TTACGCTTCAATTTCCGTACCATCCAGAAAAGTAAATACGATTCTGCCATCATGGTAAACAGTCGCTTTCTCGATAAGCGTCCGCCAGAGTGCAGCATCGAAGAAGTCGATCGTTCCTATTACAGATGCAACCCTGCTATAGAATTTTTGCAGGAATTCTGCCCGTGACTGCCGCTGCACCAGCTTTTCTTGTAATCGGTTGTAGGCTTCTGCTTTTTCATTGTAACGCCTGTCAAATTCTGCACACTTCCTGTCAAATTCAGATTGATTGATCTCGTCCCGAATATGATTCAGCACATAATCACGCTTTTCCATGAGAATCAGTTCCAGTTCTTCTGCGAGAATATTTACCTTTTCCTCAATAGAATCCGTGTTGCTCAGATGTGAAATTGCCGCCTCGCAAGCCTCCAGCACAAGCTCCTTGTTCTGAAAAAACTGATTGAAAGCTACGATAAATCGCTCTTTTATCTCGTCCTCATAAAAATGCGGTGTGGAGCAATGTGTTTCGTACTTGAACTTTCCGTTGCACTGCCATATCACACGGCGATATTTACTGGTACTGTGCCATACCTTTGCACCGAAATAATGCCCACAGTCACCGCAGACAATTTTCGCCGAAAACAAGGCATTGCCGCTGTAGCTGCGACCGATTTCCTTGCGGCGTGCCATTTCAATCTGCACATCCTCAAATTCATCGGGCGGAATGATGGCTTCGTGACTTTCATTGACGTAATACTGCGGAACCTCGCCGTTATTCTTCTGTTTTCGCTTGGTTAAAAAGTCTGCAGTAAAGGTCTTCTGCAGGAGTGCCGCACCCGTATATTTTTCATTTGTAAGAATGCTTTCAACTGTAGTGCTGTACCATTTTTCTTTCCCAGCCGGAGAGGGAATTCCTTTCGCCGTCAGGGCCTTTGCAATCCTGCTGGAGGTCTGTCCCTCAAGGAAACTTCTGTAGATATATCGGACAATTTCCGCTTCCTCCGGAACAACAACTGGCTCACCGTTCTCACCACGCTTGTAGCCTAAAAAACTGGAGTATGGCATACTGACCTTACCTTCAGCAAAACGTCTGCGCTGTCCCCAGGTGACGTTCTCGGAAATGGAACGACTCTCTTCCTGTGCAAGACTGCTCATAATGGAAATCAGCAGCTCACCCTTGCCGTCAAAAGTAAAAATGTTCTCCTTTTCAAACCAGCATTCCACGTTATGTTCTTTCAGAAGTCGTATAGTACTAAGCGAATCCACGGTGTTTCGGGCGAATCTACTCACACTCTTTGTTACGATTAAATCGATTTTGCCCGCCAAAGCGTCCTCAATCATACTGTTGAAACCCTCACGATGTTTGGTGCTTGTGGCAGAAATGCCCTCGTCCGTGTAAACTTTGACGAATTCCCATTCGGGATTTTTCTTGATGTACTCGGTGTAATACCGCACCTGTGCCTCGTAGGAGGTCTGCTGCTCCTCCAAATCCGTGGAAACACGGGCATAAGCTGCAACCTTACGCTTGACCAATGTGTCGTGGGGCTGATGCGTTAATGGATTGATTTTCTGCGGAATCATGGTGACTGTTCGTGCCATTTTTTACTCCTTTCGCCTGCAATTTTCTTCATATCCTCCGTCCAGCTTTCCGACCGTGAACGATCCTGCCATTTCACAATTTTTGCTGTACCGTTGTGGAAAATAAACTTGATACGATTTGGTGCAGGAATCACGATCTGCTCAATTTCTGACCTGAAATGCTCCTTATCAAATTTGGAAACCCCAAGTGCTTCACAACAGGCATCGTACAGCTTTTCTTCGGGAATCTGTTTTGACTTCGGGCAGTACTTCTTGCCCTTAGTGTTGTAGGTGCTGCATATCCACACAACGCCTGTCACAGTAGTTTTTCTGCGATAATTCTTAAAACAACAGCCACATTTGATTTTCCCTGTAAATGGGTAAGTATTACCCGATGATGCGGATGTAAATTTATCGCCCCTTGTTTTAATCAGTCCTTGTACCAGTTCAAAAATCTTCGGCTCAATAATCGGTTCATGGCTTTCCTCCACATAATACTGCGGAAGCTCGCCGTTGTTTTTTCTGCATTTCTTTGTGATGTGATTTTCACGATAGGTCTTCTGCAGAAGCATATTGCCGGCATATTTTTCATTTATCAGAATTCTGCGTATGTCCTCCGTTGTCCAGGTGCAGCCGTTGATGGTGGGAATACGTTCCTCGTTCAATGTGTTTGCAATTTTCAGCTTACCGATACCAGAGAGATAATCGGAGAAAATTCTTCTGACAATAACCGCCTCCTCCGGAATAATTTCAAGACTGCCCTCCGGCGTCCTGCGGTAACCCAGCATCCGCATACTGCACACCTTGCCTTGCTGGAAATCACTGCGGATTCTCCATTTCTGATTTTCGCTGACCGATAGGCTTTCCTCCTGTGCGAAGGAAGCCAGAATTGTCAGCATCAGTTCACCGTCCGAAGAAAGGCTGTTGATATTCTGCTCCTCGAAAATCACACCAATGCCTAAATTCTTCAGCTCTCGCACAGTTTCAAGCAAAGTGACCGTATTTCGGGCAAAGCGTGAGATACTCTTGCACAGAACTAAATCAATTTCGCCCTCACGGCATTTTTGCAGCATCAGCTGAAAATTATCGCGGTTTGCCTTTGTACCGGTCATCGCTTCATCTGCGTACACACCGCAGAAATGCCAATCGTGGTGGCTCTGAATGTATTCGCTGTAATATCGCACCTGTGCTTCCAGGGAATGGAGCATTGCGTCCTTGCCGCTTGAAACTCTTGCGTAAGCAGCTACATTTAAAACCTTCGGAATTTTCGGTGTGTTGAATTTCACACGTTCTACTGTTTTTGCCATAGAATCACCGACCTCCTTTTATCCTATGTCGGAACGCCCTCATTTTCAGACAGCATTCATCCTCAAATTCGGGTGCCTTTCGTATCACATATTAAATCAGAAGGGACGATAAGTCAAGCGATTTCACGATATATACTACACAAAGATAAACCGCATTTTTTGGCTATAATACGTTCAGTTTTCCGAAACTCCGAAGCTGTAATCGTGCCGTCTGACAGGAGCTTTCTGAAGAGTGCCATCGTGCATCGATATGCGGCAAGTCTCTGCAATTTTTCAGCTGTCATAGCGATGCTCCTTTCTGCAGGACTGCCCGTAGCATTTTTTCGAGCAGTATTTTCTGTGCTTTGACGGATAGGAGAAGAATTTCTTCCCACAGACCTCACAGATGGTTTCTTTCATTTTCGCTGTCCTGTGCGGATGCTTTCTCCACCACAGCATACGGCATTTATCCGAGCAGAAGCGTTTCCTGCCAGCGATCTCCACCTTGCACATAGCACAGACGGACTTGTTTTTGCGGGCAAAGAACGATTTAACGGTGCTTTCGGATATGTTCATTTCCGCTGATATGTCCTTGTAAGTAAGACCGCTGTTTCTGAGTTCGATTAATTTTTGTTTTTGCATCTGGTTCATATCTATTCGCCTCCATAATATAGCCACGGGAAACGCAAATGTTAACCCCTTCTGCTCTTGTAGGCAAAAGAAAATATGTGAAATCGAACCCCTAAAATAAAAAAAGGCTGCCGAGGAAGATTCCCCGACAGCCATAAACTTAAATATCCTTTTTCTCCACCCAACCAGTAACATACTGACCAACCGGCGTTTTACTGCAATATGCAGATTTTGTTGTAATACGGTATCTTCCATTGATTTCAGAACCGTCATACAAATAGAACGTACCCGTTTTTTTTGTACCAGACTTTGCAGTCGAAGAAGCATACACCGTAGTATTGGAAAGCGAAATTTTCGTTCCCTTTGTGTAGCATTTCTCAGCAGCGGTATATACCACCGCACCATTCTCATCAAATACGGAATATCCAGTTTTGCACGCTTTCTTTGCGTTGTCAAGCGAAGAAAACGCACCGATCTGCGACTTTGCATCCGACCAGCTTTTGCGGACACGGTAGATCGTTGCGGTTGTTCCTGCTGTCAGATACGATTGTACCTTTGCCTTGAACGCTGTCCAATGCGGAAGAATATACAGCGGACACATTTTGTATGCGTTTCTCATGGTGTTCAGCTCATCAACCGTGCCGGACTTACCATCCCTGACATTCAGCCAGTGGGTGTGCGTAAACAGGCGCTCGATACCAAGTCCGTACTGCTTCAGCAGAGCTGCCGCCAGCCTTGCCGCATTTTCCTCCGACTTCTGGTCATTGGCATTATACGCAGAACTCATAATACACTCAATTGCAATAGTATGTCTATTGCCGTCACCGTCGCCATCAGCAGCGTGCCAGCCGGAGAGATCAAGGGGCAGGTTCTGCCAAGCACAAGTGTGATCCACATAGTAGTGAACACGCACATCCTTCATGTTGCCGTTATAGGTTGCTCTTGTGTACTGCTCCGCAGGTGTTGTGCCGGATGCAGTTTTAATCCACGATGTGTTATGAATTGTAACACCAATAATTTTGCCCTCCATAGAAACGGAGGGCATTGCGATGTTATTGGGATTGTGCTTTGTGAGCAGAAACTCATTGACGGTTACACCGCCGAGCGTAATTGTTTTATCAGGTTTCAGAATTGCCATTATCAGATTCCTCCTCGATTTTTTCTTCGGTTCTGCCAACCTTTGTCTGCAGAACGTCAATTGCTTTCTTGACTACAGGCGGGAACGGCACGCCCATGAGCGACATATTCTCCACGATGGAGAGCAGCTCGTTCAGGCAGAAGCTAATGCAGACTGTATCACGGATGTAGTTTGTTCCGAGGAGAATGTCAATCCTCACACCGACCACGACCATGAGCAGAATACAGAACTTCTTTGCAAGCCCAATCCAGCCTGCCTTACTGTTGAGCAGACCGCTGTCGCTGTGTTTGGATTTGCCAATGGCAGCGGTCACCACTCCTGCGACAAAATCCACGCCCATGAAAATGATGAGCGTGGACAATGCCGAATCCCAGCCGCCGAGCAGTGTGGCGATAAAGCCGCCGACCAGTCCGGCAACTGTGCAGATGGTTTCTTTCATCAT